TCGATCGCGTCGCCCTTCTCGATCCGCTTGATGATCTTGGCGATGGCCGTGATGATCGGGGTGGGGTCCTGGTTGTTGAGGACGAACTGCGGGATGGCCTGCCCGAGGGCGGCCACCGCCTGGATCGTGGACCCGCGTAGGGCCTCCAGCTCGATCTTCCGCTGCTCCTCCGACGGGTTGACCCCGACGGGCAGCTGGCGGGCCGCGAACTCCTTGGAGACCAGACCGGCCGCCGAGGCTTGCAGCAGGAACACCAGCGCGTTGTTGGGCGCCATGCCCAGCATGAAGCCGTAGGTGATCTCGACCGAGTGGTCGCCGGCGATGTCCTTGCCCGGGACGTAGAAGCCGACGAACGGGATCCCGTTCTCGATGCCCTTGATGTCCTTGCGGGTGTTCGGCCACAGGTACTCGTCCATGCAGAACGCCCGCTCGATGGCGAGCTTCAGCCCGAAGGCGATCATCGTCTGGGCGTTGGCGATCTGCGAGGAGTACCCCGCGGACAGCGCCTCCACGCCCTTGCCGGTGATGATGCTGCCCTGGAGGTTCCCGGTGCGGGACTCCGGGCTCATGCCGCCCACGGCCATGTCCTGGTCGAGGGTCTCCATCGCCTGGAACGCGCCGGAGGGCACGTTCATCTGGAGGCGACCGACGCCGGCCGGGTTCTGGGTGGGGATGACGGCGTCCGGGCCGTAAGGCACGGAGGTGACGTCGTTGGGCACCACGGTGGGAGCCTGAACCGACTTGTACGCGGCCTCCAGCATGAGCTGGGTGAACTCGTGCCGGGCCATCTGGGGGTAGATCAGGTCGACGTAGGCGCCGCGGGGCAGCGAGTTGAACGTGGAGCCGGTGCCGGAGGGGCGGGGCACGCACACGTACTGGCACTTGCCCGGCATCGGGGCCGGGTACTCGACGAGGATCTCGTTGCCCAGGTCGGGCAGGTAGATCACGGTCCGCTTACGGTCCGAGTACCGGATGACCTTGATCATGTTGCTGGTGGCGCCGGACCCGCCGTGCTGCTTGAGCAGGTGCTTGACCTGCGGGTACTGCTCGCTCAGCGCGAACTCGGTGGACTCCCACTCCTCGGCCGCGACGACGGTGTCGCCCCAGCCGTCCCAGACGGCGTAGACGTTGCCGCCGTGCCGCACCCGGATGACCGGGCGCTTGTTGCCGAGGTCGGGCTCGATGAAGAAGACGAGCATCCCGTAGTAGTGGTAGCTGTCCGCCGCGTCCGTCATGTGCGCCTCGAGGCGCGACGAGGAGACGTAGTGGTTGGCGATCTTGGTGCGCTTCTCGGCGCCCTTCTTGGTCCGGTCGCTGGAGCCGCCGGCGGCGTTGCACGACACGGACGGCAGCGCGGACAGCGAGGCCGCAACGTCGCGGGCCATCACGTCGATCCGGTTCGCCACCATCGGGGCCGGGTAGTCCTCGGAGAACGCGCCGGGGGCCAGGGCCTCCCAGTCGCCAGCGCGCAGGGCACGCAGGCGGCCGGTCTCGGTGTCCCGGCTGGCGTAGTGCCGCTTGAGGTCGTCGACCCGCGCAGCGATGTTGCCGATGTCGGACATGCCGCTCCTGTGTTCTGGTTAGCCGGCCGACACCACGCCCATGCGCCGGCGGGCGCGAGGGGTGGTGAACCGCGTGGTCGAGTGCGTCTGCTGGTCCTGCCGGAAGCCCTGCACGTAGACCCGGGCTCGGGTCTCGCCGAACCACAGGCACATCGGGCCGTCCTGGCGGAGCTTGCCGCCGGACTTGCCGGGCACCCACACGAGCAGCTGCTCGATCAGGGCCTTGATCCCGGGGGACTTGTCCGGGTCGGGAAGGTTGATGATGTTGTCCCTGGCGTGCACCTTCTCGCCGCCCTGCGTCTTCTCGACCAGGGTGCCGAACAGGGTCGCCATCGAGGCGACGCCGAAGTCGGGGTCGATCTTGTTGCGCCCGGTGTAGTGGGGCAGGATCTTCACGCCGGTCTGCTGCGCCCACTCGACGAGGAGCTCGTCGTGGATGAGCCAGCTCGCGTAGGCGTTGGACTCGATCACCCACTCGGTGACGTCGTACTCGGGCGTGATCGACTGGAGCCGCTCGCGGTACCACGACGGCTTGGTGTGGTTGCCGGTCCAGGCGTTGAGGACCCAGCGTTCCTTCGTCGCCCGGTCGAGGGCGTAGACGATGATGAACGCCTCGCCGGTGCCGGCGGGGTCCACGGTGCCGATGACCTGCATCCCGTCCACCCCGTCGCGGGGGTGCCCCCACGCGCCCGCACGGAGCGGGCCGGGCTTGCGGCGCCGGTCGGTGGAGCCGTTGACGCAGACCGGGTGGAAGGTCATGTCCTCGGACACCTGCTGCTGCATGTAGACCAGGGCCCACACGCCGGGGCGGTTGGAGTCGCGCACCGACTGGAGTGCTTCGCCGTCCCACGCCCGGTACAGACCGTCGTCGTCGGGCTCCTCGCCGCCGGCCTCGTCGAGAGGCTGGGCGGACCGGGGCCACAGGGTGACCCAGTCCTTGGGGTTCTCGTTGAACTCGAGCACCGCGGGCTGGGCGAGGTAGGTCCAGGGGGACTTGCCGCTGATGTAGGTGTCGTCGTCGAGGATGTGCGAGTACAGGTCGCGGGGGGCGACCCGGGTGCCGACGAGCAGCACCTTGCCGTCCTTGGCGCGGGACATGACCGTGCGGGTCAGCCAGTCGAACTGCTTCTCGAAGTGCGAGGCGTTGCCGTCGTCGACAGCGTCGTCGAGGATGATCAGGTCACAGCGCGAGCCGTAGATCTGGCCGCCGATGCCGACAGCCACCACGGACGGGTCCTTGGCCGACTTGTCGACCGCGTCCAGGTTGCGGCCGGCTAGGTAGAGGGAGTGGTTGGCCCACTGGCCCTCGCCACGCTCCGGCTTGAACGACCCGTTGGGGGCGTAGGCCGCGTGCAGCGCCGCGTAGTGCGGGTCGGTGAGCAGGGTGCGGATCGAGTACAGGAACTTGGAGGCCGCGTCGCGGGTCTTGGAGATGACCATGATGCGGAACGCGGGGTTCATGCAGAGCTTGTAGACCGCGTACTCGACGGTGATGGTCGCGCTCTTGGCGTGGAAGGGCGGGGTGTTGATGCACAGCAGCCGCGGGTTCGACCCGGGGGAGTACGTGATGGCGTCGTGGAAGACGTCGGGCTCGCGGCCCTCCAGCACGTCCACCCACATCTGCTGGTGCGCGTAGGTCTCGCGGTTCAGGAACCGCTTGCGCCAGTCGGCGAACGAGAGGTTGTAGAGCTCGGGGTCGCCCTTGGCGTCCCTGCCCTTCTGGGCCTTGAGCCGGGCCTCACTGATCCGGGCAGCCCAGCCGGCGTCCTCGGAGCGCCAGTTCTCGTACGTCTTCGTGGAGCGGCCGACCGAGTCCATCGCGTCGGCGACGGAGGAGCCGGCACCGATGAGCAGTAGGACGTGGTCCTTCGCCTGCTCCTTGGTGAACGTCGGCACGGGTCTCCTCTGTGGGGTTGTCATGGAAGGCGCCGGATTCGAGCCGGTACCCGTTTCCCGGGCCGGCGCGGTTGCCCGCGCCCCCAGCCATGCCTTACGCCGCGTTCTCAGCGGCCAGCTGGGACACCACTGCTTCCATGAAGTTGAGCCTCGTCACGGACCTGACCCCCTGCCTCAACCCCGGAGGGGAGACAGGAGGGACGCGCCGGCCAAGGCGCATCTGGCTAGAGGTCCCACGAGGTCTCCGGGGGCGAGTCGGAGGGGTTTAAGCCCGTCCTGACGGACGGGCGGGGCGCACCTACCCCGGACAGGGGTCCGGATCAGCACGCAGTCAGGTGGTCGTCACGACGATCAGGTCCCAGGCCAGCTCCCGGGGGAGGCAGCGCGGGACGTACCGCGCCTCCCCGTGGCGGGGGATGTAGCGGTCTCCGTGGTGATGCTCGAGCCAGTCGGTGTCCCCGGGGCGTCTGCCCCGGTGTCGGCCGACGTGGGTCAGCCGATCGTCTGCCATCCGGGTACTGCTGACTCGTAGTCGGGCATGTACTCCGGGTCCGGCAGGAAGCCCTCGACGTGCATCCCCATCTCGACCCAGTCGGTGTCGCCCATGAGCCGCTGGTCGGCGGCGTCCTTGGCGAACATCGCGTTCAGGTCGGTCTCGTTGCACCGGGGGCAGCCGCCGGCGGTCAGCCAGACGAGGTCCCCGTCGAGGATCTTGCAGGCGTCGCAGTACGTGGCCGGCGCGTCCTGGAAGTGGACGCGGGTCTTGGCCGCGTCGCCGTTCGGGCAGGCGTAGCCGCGGCCCCACGGGACGATCTCGACCACGTCGCACACGGCGCACAGGCCGGTGCCGGTCTGGGGGTTCTTCCAGGTGAGCTTGTGCTCGGTCTTCGAGGTCCGGTCACGGTCGGGGTTGCGGGCCTTCCAGGCTCGTGCGTTGGCCTTCGCCTTCTCGGCGCACACCCAGCCGGTGCCCGACTTGCTGATCTTCACCGGGCCACAGACGGAGCAGTCCGCAGTGCGGCGCTCGACGTCCTTGCTGGCGAGGGAGTGGGTCATCATCGTCCTTGCAGGCAGAGGTGGAGGGCTTCGTCGGCGGACAGGGTGTCGAGGACCATGACGTCCTCGAAGTGCCGGGGGAAGTAGGCGCCCCTCGGGTGGGCGTGGGCGATGGTGCGCCGCGTGTAGAGCTCGCGTCGGACGACGTCCTCCGCGGCGTCCTCCGCGAAGACCACCTCCGGGCGGCCGACGTAGTGGCGCTTCCCGTTCTGCGACCCACCCACGAACCGGAGCTGTTTCATCTCGTCCTCCCGGTGGCATGAGAAAGGGCCCGACGCCTAGCGGCGGGGGCCCCACGTTTCGTTCTACTACCATCATATCACCCCTGTCAAGCGGGTGGTTCCAGCGGGCTCATACCGGGCTGGAAACAATGGCAGCGAAGAAAAGCGGACGGAGCATTCCCAAGAATGCGACGGGATTCATTCAGCATTCGGCACTGGGGGAGTGGTTGGGGGGTTCCGTTGGGGGGTCGAAAAGGC